TTACCATCTAGTCTTGCAAATTGTTGAGCATAAATATCTTTGATGACGCTAACATAATTTACCCAATGAGTTTTTTCCTCTGGAAGATAATCAGTTAAAGCTTTTTGAAGTTGCTCTGGACTTGGAGCAGTTCCAACTGTTAGCCCTTCAACGATAGCTGCTACATGATTAATCATTTTAGCTTTTTCAATTCTATCATCTCCAGAAACTGCTTGATCAAGAACGACAGTACAAGCAAGTATAACTGCTGGTTTAACATATGGTAGTGCATTTGAAACGCTTGTTGCTGGATCAACTTGACCAGTTGGAGTTGTAGCACAAGCACCAAGAAATACGCTTAAAAAAGCAATCGCCGTTAGTTTTAATTTATTCATATGTTTTCTCCATTTGTTCTATCTTTTGCTTCATTTGTTTGAGCTACTGTTCCACCAGTAACCGCTGCATCTTTTACTGTTAATGCGAAAATAATACCAGAAACAACTGCGACTAATTTTGCAATTCCAAGAATATAAACTTCTGCATTATCTGGAAGAAATGCTACCAACGAAGGATCAGAATGAATTGCTATTGCTGTGCAAACTGCTACAACTGTAGCTATTCCAGATGAACTAGATCTCCAATTAGGTCCAAATATTTTAGATAGCATAGTTTTCATAAAAGATTACACATTATTATAAAAGAAAAAAATATTTAATATTCAATACATGGAATAGGAGCTCTGGCTAAAGATGTAATAAATGAGCTCCCAATTGTAGCTTTTAAATCTACGCCAGTGTCATAAAAAACCGTAGTAGGATTTCCATTAAAAAGAGTTGTATTAAAGGTTGGTTCTCCAAAGATTTCTCCAAAAGTCTGAGCTGATGATGCCCTAAAGGTTGCAGCTGGTGATAATACTCCTGTGTTTGATGTGGCTATAATATATGGCCCCTTTTTTAGAGTTAAAGGTATATTTGCTTTGAAAATTCCTGTTGTAGTGCAATTAATAGATCCGCTGTGAAATAATTTAGCTCCTTGAAAACCATCCTGCCCAGAATATATACCATATCTAATTGGAAATGAAGATAGTGCGGCGGCACCGCTACTAACTAATTCAATAGCTATTTGTGGATTTACAGCATCTTTTCTAATAAGAAATGGAAAATATTGAATATTTTGATAACTTGGCGAAGAACTAGTGGTGCTTCCAACGCCCATAGGTCTATATCTTCTTACTGCAGAGCTTGCTGGAAAAATATCTGCTAAGGTTGGAATATTTGATGTTCCTAATAAAGAGATATTTGAGTCTGTTATACTAATATCAATACCAGAAAGGTTTAGATTATCAATAGCACTTAAATCTATAGCATTAAAAAATCCAGTGCCAGATACATTTATTCCTCCAGGAAAATTAATTGGTTGATTATATTCTCCAGATATAGTTTTCGTGGTTGTATTAAAATATAAATTATCATAAGCTTGATCACCAAATTTAAAATTTGTATTATATTCAGTACCGAAAGTTTCAATTGCATTATGTTGAGATTGACCAGAACTAAAAAGATATAATCTATTATTAATTACAGGGGTTGTTTGATTTCCAATCGCAAGACCTCCAACAAAAAACTTTTCTCCACTTATAATTTGATTGCCAGTGACAAGAACAGATTTATCTGACTCTTCGCCACTTAAAAGAACTGGGACTCCATTTACTTTTGGTCTAATATCTAAATTTAAATTTCCAGTCCTATATGTTAAATTAAAAGTATCTGCAAAAATGCCTCCATAAGGAGCGGCTTCAACTGTGCCAAGCATCAATTTAAATGATTTTTCTGGAGAAAATTGCAATAATGAGATTTTACTATTAATTCTATCTTTTTCTATACTAAGAGTATGCTTATCGTTTCCAATTGATATATCTTTATCTCCAAAATCGAAAGAAACAAGTCCCTGGCCAGATGTAACTCCAGATACTACATTAACAACTTCTAGAGCGTAATTATGAATTCCACTAAAAATTAGTGTGCCTTTTGAATCTAATTCTTCTTGTTGGAATCTAAGATTATTTTGAGGAAGATATGATACGATATCAAGTTTTTTCATTATTATCAATTAGATGTACAATTTATGTAAGAGCCTTCATTAGTTGTCGCATCTACCCCAAAACTATTTTCATTTGCTTTGCAATTTACGAATATTCCTTTAACTAAAGAAGCTTCACTACCAAATGACCAATTATTAGCTGTGCAGTTTTCAAAATAACCATTCGTTTCTCCTCCAAACGCACCAAAAGAAAAACTATCAGCAGTACAATTTATAAAATTTCCATTTGCGCTTCCATAAAAACCAAAAGAAAATTTTCCAGCAGAAACATTTTTATAAGTTCCATAATAAGCCGTGCCGATTCTCATGGTTTGAACAGATTCCGATAAAGTAATAAAATCAACATTTTCTATAGTAGTTTTACCAAAATTTTGACCTGGACTAAAATTTTGAAAATATGCACAAGGTAATAAATTTAACCTTGCTTCAAAGTAAAGGCGATCTTCTTCGGGCAAACTCAATGTGTGCCAAGGAGATTGAAAAGATATATTGGTGTTTTTTACTAATAAGTTAGATATTTTAACATAATCTACTATTTGATTTATTGTTCCATTGCTTTGAGTACCAATATCAGATGTAATAATTGTTTTATTTACTTCGCTTAAACCAGCGATATCAACATATGTTTTATTTAAAACAAGCGATGAATTTCCTAAATCAAATGTACCTGGCTCTAAAAATAAAGTAAATATATTATCTGGACCCAAACCAATTGAAGATATTTCTGAATATTTTTTTAATAAATTTTTTCCATTTTGAACATAGTCTTCTGTTGCTTTAAGTACAAATGTTCTATCGTTTTTTCTTTCTAAAATATTAAGATAATTCATATTTAAATTCCTGGATTACTTGTTATGGTTACCCATCCTGAGTAATATGAATTATTTACACCTAATAACTCTATTGACTCGTTTTTTTGAATAGACACTGAATCAACTTCATCTATATTTGCTGAACCAGTTATTGTCAACGATCCATCTCCTATATTTTTAATATTAAATATTAAACCATTTGATATCGATGGCAAAGTACCAGTAACTCCAGAAATATAACTAACTATATTTAAATAACTATCTGAAATATTAAAATTACCAGTATAATAAGTAAAATTAGTATTAATAGAGCTCGCTCCACCAGCGAAAGATTGATTTATATATCCAGAAAGTTCCGCCACATCTAATTGCTTCAAACGAATTAAATTTGGCATATTACTTTACCTTGCTATGATATAAGATACTTGCTAAATAGCTATCAAGTTGATGATCATAAGCTATATTATTTATATTTGCAATAACTTCTTGATTTTTATCAAAAGGTTGATTTATGTAATCTTCTATTTTAGCATTCCAATTTTCTGGAGATTCATTAGCGATGATTAATTTAGAAATTTGATTTGCAACATCTTTTTGATCAAAACTTAATTTTTTAATACCATGCTTTTTCCTTAAAGACGCTGCTACTTCTTCTTCTAATTTTTGAGCAGAAATAAGATTTTCTTTTACTTTAGAAAGACTATATTTTTCTTGTACAGAAGCTCTGGATTGGCCGCCTTCACCAATTGGTTTAACATTTTTAGTAGATTGAGGAATACCAGTTGTTCCAGTTGGTCTACCAGCTTCTCCAGCGCCAATTTTTGCTCCACCAATTAATGGTTGATAAAATCCTTGATCTCTTAACTCTTTATATTTCTTTTGAGAAATTAATGCATCTTCTGGTTGTGGAAGTCTGCCAGTATCAATTGCTTTTAATCCTTCTTCTGGAGTTAGTATACCAAGTTCCATTAATCTATTATAAATTCTAGAATATTGAACATCATCTTTAAGATCAATATCATCAAATTCTGGAACTGGAAAATTCTTAAAACCTAAATCTTTACTTATTCTTCTAACTTCTGGAATTATAAATTCATTTATGAAAGTTTGTCTAGCTTGTTTTAATCTTTCAATAAATACTTGAACTTTAATGCTTGTATTTGCAAATTTTTCATTGCCAATAAGAATATTATTCAATCCCATTTGAATATCTCTATCAACTACTTCATATTTTTCTGGACCAATAAGATTACCAATATCAGGAATAACAAATTGAGCTTTTGTTGTATAGTCTGCAATAAGAACTCGACCAACGCTTTGATTTGCAAATAAATTTTGCATTGCTTCAAGATTCTTTTGATTAACTCCACCTTTATCTGGATCTGTTCCCATTGTAACGAGAAGAATTGCTTGTTGCATAGTCCGAGTTATTGCCATATCCATTTTTTTCATTTCAGCTTTCCAATTAATATCGTCTAATACTGGAAAACCCATAGGCACAGCAAATGGCTCGTAATCTTGTTTTTTATAAAACACAGCACAAAGTCTTTCTCTTTCTAATGGTAGAGTTAGAATTCCAACGGTTCTTTTCTTAATTAATTCTTGAGTCTCTGGGGGAAGGCTTTTCAGTACCTCTTTATCTTCATCTGTCTTTGGAGCTTTTAGTCTTTCTAATTCATAATCGCTTAATACTTTATAAAATCTTCCAACAGAAAAATTAATAGTTCCACCAATTTGAATATCAGATGGATTTAATATTAAATATCTTGATGGTAAATTAACAGACGCTTTGGTAGATGTTAAACCAAATGCTTGAGTAATTTTATTAACATCTGAATCTGAAACTTTTGTATCAAATCTATAAAGGAATACATTTCCAGAACGATAGTATTCTCTAAAAAACTTATCTTGTAAATCATAAATATTTATTTTCTTAAATAAAGCATCAAAGAAATCTCTGCTTTTTTGACTTCCACCTTTAAAATAAAGGGTACTGCAAGAAAATTCAGTCATCAAATCAATAGTATTTCTAAATATAGCAAAATTATAATACGCTTTTTGGCATAAAATGACAGCATCCCTTACGTTCATATTGGATGCATTTTTTACTCCAGTTGAGTATCTAAAAGGAATTAATCCCTCATCAATATTCTTAAACCTGTCACTTCTTACAATTCCTGCTGCACTATTTCTACGCATTTGAGTAGACTCTGCAGTGCCAGATGTCGAAGCCTTTGCTTCATAAAAGGAAGCTTGACTTACCATTAGAGGTTGACTTTCCTCGTTTTTGGTTATTTTTGATTTATTTATTGTCTTTTTGGCTATTT